CCCGAATGGGAAATTGATCGTCTCCTTCTTGGAACTGTCCAAAAGGAAATCGATAATTTTCTTCATCCTGGTGGTGAGCCCTTGGTCGATTCTCTCTTTACTATTCTTGGTAAATCGAGACCCGGCCCAGGTGTTAATGTTGGTGCGATTGGTACTTCGTATTATACTAAGTACCTCTCGTCCTCGTTAACTTCCACATCTAAGTACCTATACTCCGTTTATAGGAGCTACTGTGAGTGGATCCCTAGTTTATCCGAAGCGGAATGCCTCCGCTACGATAAGCACGGTATCGCTCAAGTAGTTGACGGTAGCAGATGCAGTCTAGTACCAAAAACTGCAGATGTGAGTCGCTTGATCTGTATCGAGCCCTCGCTGAATATGTATTATCAGCTTGGCCTCGCTACTATTCTCGAGTCTCGTCTGAGATCTTTCTTTGGGATTGATCTCCGACAACAACCCGAGATTAATCGGCGACTGGCACAACTGGGATCAAAGGATGGTACTTTATGTACTATTGATTTGACCTCAGCTTCTGACTCAATTTCATTGAGACTTTGTGAGACGTTGTTTCCGAAGTGGTTCTTCGAACTACTCCTGTTACTTCGTTCTCCTTCCACGACTTATCGCGGACAGAAGGTGCCTTTGTTTATGATCTCTACAATGGGTAATGGTTTTACATTTCCATTGCAGACCATAATCTTCACATCTATTCTTAGGGCGTGTGCATCCATAAGTGGATATACACCACCTTATCCCATTGGGTGTTTTGGTGACGATCTTATTTGTCCTAAACGTATGTTTGGACTCGTAAGTCGTTGCCTAACTCTCTTTGGTTTTAAGGCAAACCCTAAGAAGACCTTTTCAGAAGGTCCGTTCAGGGAGTCTTGTGGAGCTGACTGGTTTTATGGCCAGCCAGTTCGTCCAGTTTTCATTCGGAAATTGGACCGTACACAAGACTACCTTGTCGCCATTAACCAACTAAACGCTTGGTCTGCTTATACCGGTATTCCACTACGGAATACTATATCTTTACTTCTCTCGTTTGTCCCGAGGAAACTTCGTTTCCTTGTTCCATTCGACAGTGGTGAAGATGAAGGTATACGCGTTCCTCTTGTTCTCGCCCAGCCGCGATATGACAGTAATACGTCATTTCTCTTTAAGAGTTTTGCCGTAAAACCTGTAAGATTGCTTATTGGCGAGGGGACTATCCGTGGTCCTGGTCGGTTAGGGAATTTGCTCTATAACCCTCCCGGGTTATATTGCTCGTTCCTATATGGCGAGTTGGTATCCTTTACAATTTCTATCAGGCATGATAGACCTCTGTATAGGACCAGACTG